GGGCGCGACCCGGCTTTATCTGTTGTCCCCCGACCCCGAGAGAACCTTCCGATCCGCCCTGTCAGACAGCTTGCGGAGGTTCATCTCGGCGATCTCCTCGAGGGTGTACCCGAGGTCGTACCCGAGGTTGGCGATGTACCACAGGACATCCCCGAGTTCCTTGGCGATCTCTCGGGTTTTCTCTGGGGGTAGGTTGCGGAGGTCGGGGGCCTCATTACCATCGCGGATGATCTTCTTGATCTTCTCTGCGACCTCCCCGGCCTCACCTGCGAGACCGAGGGCGGGGTAGATCACCGGGGTAGGGTAGAACGCGAAGTTCACGGCGCTCTCACCGTACTCGTTCATCTTCATCAAGCGTCACCTCCATCGTAGCAGAACAGATCAATCGGGGCATTGTAGTGGTAGGTCATTGTGATCACCTCATTCACGACCACGCGGACCTCAGACATCACAAAGTCCACGGTGATCTCGGCGGCGATCATGGCGTATTGGGAGAAGATCTCCCCAAGGGGAATGCAGTCCATCACAGGATCTCCTCCCCTTCGAGTTGGTTGATGCGCATCTCGGCGTAGCGGATGGCTTTCTTCAGGTCGGTGATCTCGCTCTCACGCTCGTCCATACCCTCGTAGAGCTTCGACCCCGCTCGAGATGCGTACTTGATGATGTTCCCCTTCCAGAACGGGAGGCCGTTCCGCATGATGAAGGTGATGGGTTCGATGGCGTACTGGGTGTAATGCGAGGGGCGGACGACGATATCTTCCTCGAGCATGTCGTCGAACAGGCTACCGAGGGCTGCGTTCACGTCGAAGGCATCTTCGGCGGGGTGCATCATGTGATGTTCTACAGGAGCACTTCTTACGTCTTCGATACGCTCAAACTCATTAGTGAGAAATACGAAATCCTGTTCTTTCTCGTCCTCATCGAGAACAACAATACAGCTTCGACTCAAACGATTTATTCGTTTCACGGTACCTTCGCTTCCTGCATAACAGGCAGGATGGTCGAAGCCACCAGAATTCCTGAGGCGAACTCGGTCGCCAACTTTCAGTACGGGTTCCATAGGTTCACCTCTTTCGTTTTGAAGTTGTACTCGCCGTGTCTCAGGATGCGGGCACAACGGGCCTGAATGATTGCATCCTCTTCGGCGAGGCCTGCCTTATCGTAAATACTGGTCACGATTTCCCACGGGTCATCGCAATGGGTCAGCCCCCAGCGAACCTCAGTGGTTCCCTTGCGAGGGCCTCTCTGAAACTCATAGTCGTAGGGAGACCACTTCATGCGTTCGTGGAGTGTCCTCTCGACCTCCTTGGGACCAGCACCGGGACAGCCCTTGTAGTTGTCCGTGGGGTCACCCGTGATCACCTGAGTGAGGAACATGTAGTCTGCCTCGGTCTCATCGATCTCGTAGATGCATCCATCCTCGGGGTCCCAGTGTAGACCGGGGATGGTCTTGAGGTCCTTGTCGATGCTGTAGACGATCCGCTCACCTTTATGGGGCATGGTGGCGTGGAGGCCGATCAGGTCATCACCCTCGAGGTTGTCCTCGATGAAGCACTTGGTGTTCTCCTGCATCCACTTTCTGATGGGCTGTAGGAGGACAGGTTTCCGCGCTGTGCGGTTCCCTTTGTACGTAGGGAGAACCTCCTTGCGAAAGTTGTTGGTGCCCGTCAGGAACAGGGTTGCCCCATCAGCGTCCACAGAGGTGATGATGTGCCGGATGGCACTGTCTACCTCTTCGAGTGCCACATCGAGATCGGCATGGTAGACCGTCTGTTCCCCGAAGGTGAACTCCTGCTCCTGTGAGGCTGCGACTTGATACGCCAAGATGTCGGCGTCGATCAGAACTGTGCGCCCCATAGGTCACTCCTTCGGTTGGAATTCTCCACACCACTCGTTGATGTGCTTGTTGCCCTCGACAGGGTATCGACGACACACGCCCTGTAGTGTCTGGAACCTCGACTGCTCGAAGTACTTGCAGTTGCTACAGGTCGTCGTCGGGGTCGAAGGGGCCTCCGTCTTCGAACCAGTCGTCTGGGGGGTCGAAGTCGTCTCCTTCTGTGCCCCAGTAGAAGGCTTCTTCCTCGTCGTACGTGCCATCGTCTGGCTCCTTTTCTTCTGGGTCATAGTGATCTCTCAGGACATCCCCGAGTTCGACCAAGGCCCTCATGCCGACGTGAAACTCCACGCCGTTCTTGGCGATGACGCAGAGGTCCATGATGGCTTGTGAGGGGAGGTCTTCTTCGATTGCCATCATGATCGTGGCAATCATCAGTTCGTACTCAGAGATTTCTGAGGGTACTGGTAGGTTGGTCAATGGGTTTCCTTCCAGTTGTTCCCGATGTTGGCGTCCCCATCGAGAGGGATACGAATGCGGAAGTATTCCCCCGCTTTCTTGATGCACTGCACAGCGATCTCGGCCCACTCCTCGGCGATCTCTTCATCGACCTCGAACTGGATCTCGTCGTGGATGTTGGCAACGAACTTGACGCGGTCCTGCCAGCCATGCTCGTTCCTCGCTATGCGACACTCGACAGCCCATCGCTTGCACACCAAAGCCCCTGCGGATTGCAGGAGTGTGTTGAGGGCTGCATGCTGGTGGCGGATGGGTAGAACACGACCGTCGAGGCCTCTGATCGTACCCGTAGCTGCCTTCTTGGTGACACCCTCGGTCAACTTCTTGAGTGCCGGGGTTTGCTCGAGGAACCGCTTCTTGAGCATACCCCCGTGCTTGGCACCCTTACCCACAATCGAACCGATCTTGGCGTTCCCGGCCCCGTAGAGGAAACCGTAGATGAACGTCTTGGCCATGTTGCGGGTCGGTAAACCTGCGGCCTCTTGGTTCGCTGTGTGGATGTCACCGTTGACGACAGTGTCGCCATACTTGCCACCGTCGTGAGGGGCCATGTAGTGAGCTAGCATCCGCAGCTCGAGGCCCGCCACGTCCACACCTACCAGCTTCTTCCCACGGGGGACGATCCAGCAGGCTCGACACTCTGCGCCATAGGGAGCGGAGACCGAGGGGGTCTGAGCGACGTTGGGATTGTTGTGGGTCATGCGACCCGTGACAGCACCATTGGTGACAACGGTGCCATGGATGCGGCCCGTCTTGGGGTTGATCTTCTTGAGCCACGCTTGGTTCCCCTCTGCGACCTGCCCTAGACGCTTCTGGATGACGAAGAGTTCTGCGATCTTCTTGGCCTCCGGGTAGGGGAGGGACTGGAGGATCTCATCGTCGATCTTGGGCTGGCCGTTGGCGGTGTACTCGGACGGCTTCCAGCCTCGAACCTTCATCAGCCGGTCTGCGATGTGGGCACGGGATGTGGGATTGAAGACGTTGAGCTTGATCTTCGAGTAGGACGCACCCTGCCACGTTGAGTGTCGATCAACGGTCTTGTAGTTGACCGTGCGCTTGGGTGTGACTGTATCGTCGAAGGTCCACCAAGGGTCGAACAGATCGACAAGCTCACCTTCAATCGCTGCCTTGGCCTCGAGTAGCTTCCGGGTCAGATCGAGAGCAGCATCTTCGTCGAAAGCGAAGCCTGTCTGTTCCTGCTCCCAGATGATGTGGGCGATCTGATGCTCGAGGTCGATTGCACGAGGGTCGGTCGCTTTCTCCTCGATCAGCTTTAGGAACTTACAGGTGACCACAACGTCCTGCTCACAGTAACGCTGCATGTCCTCGTTCCATTCGGCCCAAGGATCGAGGCCCTTTTCCTTCATCTCCTTTGAGTAGTCGCCCTTCCACTCACCGAGGCGCTGGCCCCAAGCCTCGAGGCCGTGGGAACCTCGGAGGCGCTTGTCGAGTTTACCATACCGGATGGCCTTCTCGTCACGGTCCATGAGGTCGGGCCAGATCAGTCGGGACATCACGAGCGTGTCGAACACCTTGCTCTCGTCGATGGTGAACCACGGGTACACCTTCTGTATTGCTGGGATGTCGAACTTGATGATGTTGTGGCCGATGATCTGATGTCCCTGAGCCAGCCTCTGGAGGCCATTCGAGATGGTCATGTGAGGCTGCTGGAGGCTGTCCGAGTAAGACCAAGCCTCCCCCGTGTCCACGTCTTGGATCACGAGGGAGTGGATGGTGGTCAGTTGATCGAGGAGACCATCGGTCTCGATGTCGAAGGCGTAGCGAGCCATATGTATCTCCTGCGATGTGGTATGTATTAGGCGTCGATGAAGTCGCTGATGCGCTCTCGAAGCTTTCGTGCCTTGATCATCTCGGCGGTCGCCTCATTGGCCACCTCCTCAAGAGCCTCGATCTGATCCTCGGTTGTCGAGAGAAGCTTACCCTGTTCCTCTTCGATGGCCGCAAGCTGATCGATCTGCTTCTGGAAGGATGCCATGACGGCGGCGACGGTCTTCTTGGGTTTGATCATGGGTGCTGTCCTTACTGCTCGAGGGTGTACCGAGTGTACTGCTGGCCGGTGATGGGGTGACGCTTGACGTTCGAGATGATCTCGTGGCCCGCCTCACGCAGCTCTTGGATGCGCTTGGTGAGGGACTGGATCGAGTACTCGACCATGGCCTCTCGAACGGTGATCGAGCCTGCCTTGCGGAGGTGCTTGAGGATACGCTGGTTCTGGGTCATGCCATTGGTCCTTTTCCAACCTGAGTGTTCGAGAGATTTCGCCTTGGCGTGGGCTTCCTTGTAAGGTTCCAACCAACGCACAGGGTTTTCCACAGCGAGCAGGCAGAGTGTTTCCGCCCGCTCGAAGATGTCATCGTCAGTAGTCATCCGAGGTTCCCGTAGGTCCACCCGGTTGTAACCCATAGGTTTCCCCATGGAGACGCCCGGTGACCGGATCGTAGATCAACGTGCCTGCCTCCCCGGTCTCACCGGAGAAGCGGTTCTTGAGGACACGCAGCGTTGTTTCGTTACGGTTGTCCTCACCCTGCTGGTCACGCTCGAGGCCGATCACGAAGTCGGCCAATTGCGCAATCGCATGGGAACCACGGAGCTGGGACAGGGAGGTCATGGCCCCCTGCTCATGTCCGCGATCACCTTGAGGGCGCTTGAGGTGCGAGATGACGAACAGGCCGATGCCAAGCTCTTCCACGAGGGAACGCAGCTTGGTCATCAGCATGTCGATCAGCTTCCGCTCATCGAGGTTGCTGTCAGCGTTGGCCTCGGCGTCGGATACGGCGATGCTGATATGGTCAAGCACGACGAAGTCGCAGCCACATCCGACCGCGAGGTATCTGATGCGGTCCAGTAGATTGCCAGCAGAAGTAGAGCCGAAATGGTCATAGAGCCAGAGCCTGCCGCTACCAGCAGTCGCTGTGAAAGCCTCATGAAGTTGCTCCTCTGTGAAGTCACCACGGTCGAGGTGGAGGGGGTGATCGAGGTGGAGGCCCATCATGCCGAGAGCGGTACGCTCGCTGCTCTCTTCGAGCATGAGCATCCCCACTGTCTGGCCCTTGTTGAGGAAGTCGTAGGCGATCTCTCGGACCACTGCAGACTTGCCGACACCAGAGCCTGCCGTGAGTACCACCATCTCACCCTTACGGGCACCTCGGGTCTTCTCGTTCAGGCTCGGCCAAGGGTACTCTACGCAGTGGTTTTCCTTGGGCTTGCGAACGGCATCCCAGAGGTCGGCTGCGTTGATGATCCCATCCGGTCGGTAGGGCTTGGCATCCCACATCGCGGATATCAGTTCCCGCTGTCGGCCTGCCACGAGCATCTCGTTGGCATCCTTGAGTGGAAGGTTTGCGATATAGGCAGTACCGGGCCTGAGGATCTTGGCAACCTCTCGAGCTGACACCTGACCGGGATCATCCATGTCGAACATGAGAACAACCTTGTCGAAGCTGTTCACGAACTCGATGGACTTGCTCACGTCCTTGACGGCACCCTTACCAGTCTTGCAGGCCCCATTAGGGAGGGACACCACGGGCCACTTGTTACCCTGAGCTTGACTGACGGAAAGCGCGTCGATCTCACCCTCAGTGATCACGAGCATCTTCCCGCCTTCGCGCCAAAGGTGTTCCCCGAAGAGACCGGGACCTTTACCACCCATCGCGTCCTTGTCCTGCAGGAACTTGAAGTCCTTGTTGGCGTAGCGGAGTTTCTGAGCGATCACCTGCCCATCACGCCGGTAGTTGGCGATCTGGACAGGCTTGTCGTTCTTGTCTCGACCGACCGAGTAACCAAACTTGCGGCAGGTTTCCTCGGTGATCTTCCGACGCCCGAGGGCGGCGAACTCTCCGAGCGGCAGCAGGTCGTTGGACCGCGCCTTTCTGGGAGGTTCCGCGGCACCCTCGGGCTTGCCATACGCAGCGCAGGAGAAGCAGTAAGTATGCCCGTCACTGTACACTGCGTTGGCATCCGATGATCCACACTCGGGACATGCGCCCTTGAAGAGATACTGGCTCTCGTCATCCATCGTGGACCTCGCGTTTTGGGGTTAAATCATGGGAGGGCGGTAACCCCGACAGGGGAGTCGTTGACCTCGGCCATGGGGTAGATTCCCTTGAGAACCTCGATGAGGTCTGCCAAGGCTTCTTCCTGCTCGGGGTTGCGGGTGTAGTTGAGTTTCCTTTCGTCGTCCTTTCCACCGACGATTCCGATAGCCACTGAGACCTCGTCGAGGTTCTTGGAGTGGGCACCGCAGGTATTGATGTACCGCCCTAGCTGAATGTCCCCGGATACAAGGATTAGGAAGTGCCAGCCCACGCCCAGCCTACCGCGCCTGCAGTGTGTCTGGTCGAAGTGCCGTATGTCCAACTCAGGGTCTGCCTTGGTTAAGGTATCTCGAACGGCGATGAACCGGGTCTCAGCCCGGTCCATTGTCTTGAAGAGGTCAGTGCGTAACATCACAGATACCCAGCCACCGCCCCAATGAAGGCGATGGGGATACCAACGATGCGGATGATCAGCTCTGCATCGATGTCACCGCCCATCGACCAGAACACCTTGATGATGTTCATGATCCAACCGACGGCAGCGGCTATGAGAATTGCGATGAATCCTAGCATTGTAGCCACAGATACATTCTTATGTGTCATTTTCATTCCTCCAGCCACTCTTGCGGGATATGCTCCTTGGCGTATTGAAAGCCGTGCTGTTCGCACCATGCCGCATAGGTGGTCTTTGATGTTTTCGAGATGCGTTGATTGGGGTTTGAGAAGACGAACCTGATGTCTAAATCAGGGTGCTGATCTCGAATGTGTAGGTGTTTCTGCCTGTCGTCGGTCAGAAAGCGACCCTTGGTCTCAACGATAAGAGGCCGGTCACGGGGCGTCCCGTCCGGCCTTGTGGTGATGATAAAGTCTGGGGTGTACTTTGATTTCCGCTCGGGTTTGACGTAAGAAACCTTCTGTTCTTCGAAGGTATACTCCACCCCAACCTGAGCGAGCGCCGCAGCGGTCCTTTCTTCAAGACCACTGCGGAACCCGTACTTTCGACCCACCTGTTTCTGAGTGAGACCCTTGCGGCGCTTAGTAGTCGGCACCGCTCATGTCGTCATCGTCTTCGTCAGGTTCGCCGTAATCGTCATCGACATCTTCGTCGTCATCGTCGGTGAGACCTGCGGTGTCCGCGGTGTAGCCTTCCTGAGCCTTGAAGCCCATTGCGGTAGCACTCGGACCACCGCCTTCGACCAGCTCGAGGATCTGGACACCGACCGGCTGAAGAGACACGCCCTTCTTGTTTCCAGAGACCCACGCATACACATCGAACGACACAGCCATCTTGGTGCCTCCCCAAGGGTTCACGTCGATCTCCTTGAGGGCTGCGTCGAACAGCTTCGGGCGTCGATCCCAGAGTTCGCCTTTATTGTTCAGGCGGTTCTTGACCTTGATCTTGAAGATCACGTTGCCGGTCTCTTCACCCTCTTCATCTGTCTCGAGAACCCACATGGTGTTCTCTGCTTTCGACGGGGGCTTGCCGGTGTGGTCCTTGTAGATGCTGGACAGCTTCTTCATCAGACCCGCAGCCTCGGACAAGGGGACCGACAGATCGGCCTTGTAGACGCCGTGTTCGTAGAACTTGGTGTCCGGGGTTTTCAGTCGAGGGTAGACGGCCACACCTACGGGCGTGGAGAGACGGGTGTCTGCCATTTGTGGTTCCTTGCGATATGGTAAGTGTTATTCAAAAACGGATCGTGACGCTGTCACCGGGGTAGAACTCGGTGATACGCTTGACATCCTCGAGATCCTCGCTGTCGAATTCGAAGACTATGTCGTCGGTGCATATGCAGACTGCGTTCCCTGAAATACCGATGATGAACAGGTCACCGTCCTCGTCGATGAATGCTGAGGGTTTCTTTGATCCGCGATCCGGCTTGTTGGCGGTGAGGTCCATCATGGTGCATCGTGCTCCTTCATCTGGATGGCCGCTTTGATTGCGTCGGCGCGGCGGGTGTATTGGGTGGTCGGAACGCCATCGACGAGGACGGTGAACCCTGAGCCGTAGCGGCTGACTTGGTAGATCGGCATGATCACCTCGAGCGTTTTGGGGTTAAATCATGGGAGGGCGGTAATGTATCCGCCCATCCGCATGGCCTACGGAATCGTAAGCATTAGGAGAAGAAGAACTGGCTCCGGTTCACCTCATGAATGTCCAGCGTACCCATGGGGGGCATCGGAGGTACATCCGAGGTGTCCGCGATGTTCAGCAACAGCTCCTGCCGGAACCTCTCCAAGGTATCACCCGCGTCGTACATCTCGACGAACGCCGGTTTGATACACTCTTCAACGAACCGGCCCATGTCAGCGGCATGGACACCGAAGCTGTCGTGGATCATGGCGTAGCTCATGCCTCCGATCTTCTCAGCTTTCCGCACGGCACCCCTGAGGTGACACGCATCGAGGCTGTGGATGTAGTTTGGGCTTAGGCTCTGGGCCATCCGCCGTGCATCAAGGTTGGGCGTCTCGACGCTCAGGTGCAGGCGCACCCGACGACCGCCATCGAGGTATGTGTTGATCCGGTTTTCCTTCTCCTCGTACTTGGCCTGTTGAACGACGAAGCCATCCGGGGTTGTCCATTGGATCGGGGTGTTGTTCCCCTTGGATGCCAGACGTGCTGTCTTGGTGATCCAGTCCATGGCTCCCCGCGCGGCAATGACTGTAGATGATATCGCCTCCCAGACATGCTTGGCGACAAGCGGGGCAACGGTCTTGCGGATCTCACCCAGCTCGACCGGAAGTGCTTCCCCGTTCTCTGCCCGTTCCTTGTAGTGATCGTTGACGTACTCCATGCAGGCCGCAAAGGTTCCTGCGTAGGGGACGATCATCACCGGGCGTTTACACAGACTGCGACTGATACCCATCGAAAGCGCAACCCGTGCGATATCGCAAGTATCTGCCGCAAGACGGAGTGAGGCCTCGGTCTTCTTGGCCACCGCACCGTAGATGTCCTGACGCTCGGGGTTGGAGGTGAGGTTCACATGGAGACCACCCTCCGCGTCCCTGAGCAGCGCCGAGAAGTGCTGCAGGCCCGAGCAGGTAGCGTCGAAATGGATCGGCATGTGCGAGACATAGCCATCCCCATGCTCCACATACCCAAGCCACTCTAGGGCACCCCTGAGTGCCATGAAGGGTTCATCGGCCTGCAACCACCGAAGATCTGTCTTGGGGTCTGTCGCCACCTCTACCAGCATGTCTTGGTTGTCCTCGACCCACTGTGCCCGTTCGTCGAGCGGAAGCTTGTCCTGCCCCCAAGCGTTCGCAATGGCGATGGTGAGGTAGTACAGCGAGTAGTCGTGGGCATACACAGGCTTGCCCTTGGAGAACTCCAGCAGACCCTTCACATAGTCTGGACCTTGGGGGTTCAGGAAGGGGACCTTAGGGTAGGCTCGACCCCGGCTGTCGAGGTCCATGGGGAAGTAGATGGCCTCGTACTTGGCGAACTTGCTGGCCATGCTGATCGTACGCAGGACCGAGATGCGCTTGGAGATGGCACGGCGGTTGTAGTCGTGAACCATGAAGCAGTCCTTCCGATACTCCTTGGCGACCTCTTCATCCGTCTCGATCCCAAAGGGTGCGTCGGGCATCGACTTGGGGTCAGCTGGGGGAAGCCCCTTGCACTCGATGTTGTTCGAGAAGACGTGATCGAGGACATCCACCATCACAGGGTTCACCCGCCAAGGGGTCTCTTGGATTGCATTGAGAGGCTCGAGGATCGCTGACATGTCGCGGTTCTCCAGCTCTGCGAGATACTCGTACTTGGCACCCTTCACCATCTTGTATGGTTGCACCTTGTCCGAGTAGTACCCGCCCCCCACCAGAGCATCGTTCGTCCACGGGCGGGGAGGGACTACCATGGGCATGTAGACCGTGAAGAGGTCCGCGGCTTTGTCCATGCGCTCACCCAAGGTCTCGACCATCTTCTGCGTGAAGCTCAAGCAGCGGATCGTACGAGGACCGTCGTAGAAGTCGAACTCTTCGATGGCACCCGTGGCCCGCTGGAAGAGGTCGATCAGGGTCACCCCAAGGGGCAGACGGTTGCTCTGCTTCCACCCCTCGGCCTCCCATTGGAGCTTCTGGGTGTTGAACTGCTTGATCATCTGATCACGGCGGCGGCGGCGAGGGAGGTCACGCTTGTCGAAGTCCTTCACGAGCTTCCTAAGGAGAGCCTTCCGGTTCTCTGCGAAGTACCTCATGCGCAGCTCGTCGTGGATTGCCTGAGTGCAGACCAGAGCCACTCGGGTCATGCGGGCGATCTTCTTCTTGTCCCGGTAGTTCAAGGTCATCGTGGTGTTGATCAGGGTTTTCACGAAGATGAACGCGAGGGTCTCGTTGTCACCAAACTCCTCGATCATCTTCACCACGTTGGATCGACGACCTGCCTTCCCTGCGACACGCTCTGCGGTCCATTCGTTGAGCTTGTCGAGGAACGGCTTGTACAGGTGGTCGAAGATGGACCGACCTGCATGGGTGTCGGAGAACTCTTCTCGATCCTGAGCGTTCTCATGGAGACGGAAGTAGCGGGCACGGGTTTCGTTCAGCATTTCCTCTTCGAGGCGGAGCTGCTCGGCCATACTTGAGTTCATCATAGGGAAAACCTTTCGGGTAAAACTCATGGGGGGGCTGGAATGCCTCGCATCCCATATCGGTGTGACCAGATGGTTGATGACCCTTACGACTGGGCAAGCATCATCGGGGCCTGCCCTGCATGGGCAAACCGGTCATATTTTACTGGGGTATGTGGATGGATTACCTATTCGTAAGTAAAAAACGAATAGTTGTTCTCCATCTGACAGTAGTACGGGAGGCTCACACCGAGCCTGCCCGAGAAGTCTTTTTGCGTGTAACCGTAACGGGTTCTGATCTCTCGGAGCTTGGCTCCGGCATAGAGCTTTTGTGTCACAGGGTCACACCTTTGTCACAGCGTGTCACTCTGTGTCCTCGCCCATGAAAGCCTCAGCGACACCGAAGGCCAGCGCACCAAAACCCAAGACGATCAGAAAGGGTGCCTCGGTTGCGAGGCCACCCAAGATCCCCGCAGTGGCGAGGGCGATGTAGGTCTGGAAGTTCACAGCAGTTCTCCTATCGAGAAGATATCGGTGGGGGTGAGCTTGGCATACTTCAGGGTCGTGTTGATGTTCGTGTGACCCATCCATTGCATCACCCGGCGTATGTCTGCCCCTCGCTGTACGAGGCGAGAGGCGCAGGTGTGACGCATGGTGTAGAGAACCACGTCGTCAAACCCAAGGTGATCTGCAGCCTTCCTGATGGTGGCCGAGAGGTCGTCTGCCCGTACGTTCCCGAAGGGCCGTTTGTCGCCTGCCTCCTTCGACGCGAGGAATGCATCACGGGCACGGTCTGTCAGAGGGAGGACACGGTACTTGCCGGTCTTGGTACGCATGAGCGAGATGACCGCCTTGGCGGACCCTGTGGCGGGATCGTTCACGTCAGGGGCAGAGCCTCCTGCAGATCGGGACACCTCGGACCACTTGATGGGAACCCCCCGGCTTTCACCGAAGATGATCTCGGAGGGACGGCACCCGGTGTCGATCAGGACACGCACGAGGTTTGCCTCGACGGTGAGGCCCCAGTGATCGAGCAGGGCGAGGAGCTGGCGCTCTTCATCCTCAGTGAGGAACCGCATACGGCTGTTGTCGCCCTTCTCCTGCCACGGGAAGTCGGGCACTTTGCTTACGATCTCAAGGCTCTTCGCATGTCGCAAGAGTACGCGCAGGTGCGACAGGCGGGTGTTGATGGTGCCTGCCGCATTGCCTGCCCGGATCATGGCAGTGACTGTATCCATGAGGGTCCGCTCGGTGATCGAGGTGATCTTGGTGGATGCCCCAAGGAAACGCTCACAGGCCCGCTGGTTGGCCTCTACGTTTCTGGGCAGCTTACCCCTCCAGATCACATCACGGCGCTCCTTGAAGAACTCAGCGAGTGTCAGGGCCGGTTGATCGGTGTCGCCCGGTTGCGGGATGGGAAGCCCTGCCTTGTGGCAAGCGCGGGCCTCACGTTCCCAAGCCTCGGCCAATGATTGTGATGGGAAAGAGTATCGATGGTACTTCTCGGGGGTCTTGATGGACCCCTGCCAGCTGTTACCCCGCTGTCTTGCCACGGATCGCCTCCTTCAGTTTCTCTGCGAGCATCAGGCCTCGACGGTTGAGGGTGATCATCTTGTAGCGACGATCCTCGGGGTCGGGCATGCTCTCCAGCATGTCGAGACCGGGATGCTTAGGCCTCTTCCACTTGAGCCAGTGAGATGTTGCCCTGCTCGCGGTTGCGCCTGACATCTCAAGGCGCTGTTCCATTGCGTACTGGTTTCCACTCTGCTCATCCATCTCGATGTAGTAGAGAAAGGCGAGCATCGATGGCAGGGTGATGTCGGGGTCCACCTCCTTGAACGTCTCGAGGAGGCGGATGGCAGTTCTGATCTCAGGTGAAGAGGGCATGGCCCCGTTCCTTTCTAGATTCTGAACGCAAACGTCACCTTGATTACGGTGCAGATTACGCAGAGTTGCGCAATAGTAAGCAACCTTTTAGCACAAGGCGTTTGCTCCTTCAATTCATAGATTCTCTGATCGAGAATCCCCTTCGCTGCTCGCACATCCTGTGTCGTTTGGTGCTGTTCTTCAGCAATCGTTGGGTTTTTCAACGTCTTGTCCTGTCGATGTTCTTGTGATGTTCTGATCGTACCATCTGCGGGTACGTTGCGTAAAGACGCATGGGCGGCCGCCTTGCGTGTTTCCTGTGGGTCACTTGCGCCTTTCTTGTGGTTAACTGTTACTCAGAAGTCAGGTTCACTATCCTTGAACCTGAAGTCACCCTTGTAATCTGGCGAGGTGTAGTCGGGCGGCCCCTCGCAGAGGCCGAGGGTGTCCATGAAGTCTGCAAGGGTTGCGGGTTGGGATGCATCGAGGTCTTCGAGGTGGTCAAGCATTTGGTTTCTCCTCTCAGAAGCTCAGAGTGATGACTGTAATCAGCCACAAGGTGACCCCGAAGATCATCATGGGGATCACCTCGCGCATGGCGGCGCGGTAGAGGCGTTCACGCTCGCGCTGGATGCGGCGCTGCTGGATGCGGTAGCGGTAGTGGTTTCCGGTGTTCATGCGAGGGTCTCCTTCGGTGTACGCGAGGTGTTGACGAACCAGCCGGTGGCGTCCTGCGTGACGGTTGCGGCAAGGTCGTGGTTGTGGGGACGCTGGGCCACCATGAAGGTCTCGAGGTGCATCTTGGCGGCAAGCTCAGAGCGGAAGGGGCCGACGGTGTCGGTGATGGTGTGGGTGGTCATGTGTTCATCCAGACGACAAAGGTGGTGGCGGTGGTGATCGCGGCGGCGAGGATCGCAAGGTCAATCCAAGACATGCTCAGTACCCCGTGATCTGGATTTCCCAGCACCGGCTGGCGCAGAGGGTGGGTGCATGGACCTCGAAGGCGAGGCCCTGAGCGGTGAGGGCCTGCAGGAGCGGGCCGAGGTGGTCGATTTCCTCGACGCGGATAATGCGGTTTGCCATGGGTCAGGCTCCCATGATCTCGCAAAGGCGAACATTGTCACGGCTGTATTCGATGCTATCGAACACCCACCCCTCTGTGTCGGCGGTCTCGTATTCAGAGACCATGCGGAGCGCCTCCTGTTCCGTCTCGGCTTCGATAGAAACCTCGACCTCGTAACGCTCAGTGACTTCATAATGGACAACAAAGGTGGTCATTGGTCAGGCTCCCGTAATGTTGTGGGTGTAGAGAAGGGCCGAGCCGTCACGGCAGGGCAGGACAAAGGCCCAAGACCGGGCAGGCGTGGGACCAAAGCGGCGCACGACAGCGGCAAGGGCACGGGCGAGGTGCAGGCGGTAGACACGTTCCTCGCGCATCAGTACGCCCCCCGTGCATGGTGGCCTGCGTCGAGGCTCAGGTTGACCACGTCGGCCCCGCGCACCGGCGTCCCGTCGTCAAGCTCGAAGGTATCGGTGAAGTAGGGGTTGTAGCGGACAGCCTCGCCCACCTTGGCGGTGTAGTCGGCCCGGAGCTTGTGCGCCCGGTACACGTCCCCGGAGACGGTGTGGTGATGACTCAGGTACCAAGGCAACATCCCGTCTTTGGCCGCATCGGTGGTCCGCATGTCAAACGCGGCGGTGATGAAGCCCCGCACGGTGGCGTGGACGTTCTTGCGCCCGGTCTCGCGGACCTTGGCCTGCCCCGCCTTGCCGACGTGATATGTGACATTGTCCAACGTGACGCCGCGGGCATGGCCGATCACCCGGCCTTTGGCAGGGCCTTCCTCGGCCCGGATGGAAAAGAGCTTTCGGTGCAGGTTGAAGTAGACGGAAACACGCATCACACGCCCCCCTTCGCGGTCTCGACGGTGCGGATGGTGCCGTCGGGCTGGCGGTGACACTCAGCGCGGAGACCCCCAAGGGCATCCCTCACGGTGGTCACAGGACCGAGGTAGGAGGCGAGCTTGCGGGCATCTGCGATGGCCTTGGGCAGGCTGTCGAAGGAACCGAAGTGGGCGGCGGTGGTCCGGTCGAAGCCCCGGTAGACGTGGAAGGTGCGTCGCATGATGACTGTATCCTGTCAGGTATGGAGGGAGTGCCGCTGGGCACCCCCTGCGATATGGGAAGGATTAGGCGAGGACGAAGCCCGAGGTGTCGCGGCGGGCGTCACCCTTGGCCTTGAGGGCCACGATGCGGCCTTTCGGGTCGGCAGGGCGGAAATCGTGGGCGTCACCGTCAATCACCTGAGTGAACCACAGCCAGCCCTCATCCTGCAGCGCGGCCTTGTAACGCTCGGCGCTCATGACCACAGCCACGTTGCCCCCGGCATTCAGAACCTTGTCAACGTCGGCTTGATTGTCCTCGGTGCGGGAAAAGGTGAGGTGGTAATTGGCGGGCATGCGACCCTCGGCCCACGCAATGGCCCGCTTGGTGACCTTGGTGTAGTCATAGAAGGACACCGAAGGGAAAGCGTCCATGAGGCCGACCGTCTCGCCGTCAATGGTGATCTTGCGGATCTCCCACGGCAGATCCGAGGTTGCGTTAAGGCGCACCCCGCACTCCATCCCAAGGCGCTTGCACTTGCGGACATGGGCGGCAATCTCGAAAGCCAGCAGGGCGAGGAATGCATCGCGGGCCTTGAAGTAAGCGACCGTCTTGGCTTTGCGGGACGCATCCTTGCCAGCCATGTAGGCAGGGTTGCCCGCGGTGTGGAGGCAGGCAGCGGCACACCCGGCAGAGGCTTGCGGGCAGACCTGAAAGCCCGAGAGGTCGAACGGGGCGAGGTGCAGGGGCGCGGTGAGTACGTCAACAACCTTGCCATTCTTGGCCACCTTCGGGTTCGACGCAGGGTCAGCCAGAAGGGTGTTGATAGGGTGGCCAGCGTCACGCAGGGCACGACGGGCGGCGGCGGCGGAGGTGAAGCCGTTGATGTTCATGACTGTATTCCTTGCGATTGAGTAAGGGTTCAATGATGTGCCCCCGCAAGGGCACACTGTTGAAACCTCAGAGTTCCTGACCGAAGGGGATGACCTCGATCACCTCATACTCACCCATGCGTTCGACGGTATCGATGGCGTCGTCTGCACAGCTAGCCTTTACGAACATGATATCTTCACAGCCCGTCGTGATGTCATAGAAGAGAACTTCAAACTTACGCATTGGGTTTCCTTTCGTTTTGGTAAGGGTTGGGCATACTGAGGCAGCCCGAGGTTGGGCTGACCGAGAATGCCACCCCGCGAGATGTGCGGGGCAGTATTCGTTTGTCCCCCGCCGTTCGCCTAAGGCCTTGGTCCAGCGCAACGCTGAGACCGTCTAGGCCGCCGACTAGTGGGCTAGGGGTTGGTGACGTACGGGATTTATTGGAACCCGGTTGCCAGCGCCGTCTCAGCGCCATCGCGTTTGTCTCGCCTAGTGTGTGGTGCTAGGTCACCCAAAGAGCTTTGGACGGTGCGCTTCGCCGTGGGTTCACCCTTCGCCGGGTCGCTTCCACTTAGTCGCTTGTCCGGGCTGGCCGTCTGGCCCGCCCCCCCGGTCGCTGCGTTGCCGCCGCTTCCGATGAGTCAGTTATGCCTAAGCCTATCCGATATCGCAAGCATTAATTTGTGGTTTGGGTCACTTTTCTTTTAACTCTCAGTTTTCATTGGAAAAAAATTAGGGAATCATCCGATCCACCTGCGGTTCCCTTGCGTATCGCGCGGGGTATAGCTCCTACGCGCCCGTGTCGCGCGGTATCTTGTGCGCCCCTCGGTGGTCGCTGGGTGTGCCTGTGGTGTGCCTGTGGTGGTCTCTGGGTGTGACTGTATCGGTCACCCTCGGTGGTCGCTGGGTGTGCCTCGAGGTTCGATAGGTTTTCCCTATCAAGCGATAGGTCTTAGCTATCAGCAGAAAAGAGGGAAGACAAAAGGACAACGACACTGACCTAACACATATGAGTCAGCATGTATGACCTATTGTCCACCCTCGGTGTGCTTGCGGTGGTCCTATACCATACCGCAGGCCCTTATTTTACAGGGGTTCGGGACCATCGGTGTCACCCACACGGTGACACAGGGGTATCCGCACGAATTCTCAGCGATGTTCGACGGGGTACGGGGGGGAGCAGGGGGAGGCCCCCGTATATATACCCACTCAGATTTTTGACCCCAAAAGTGAACCGACCCCACAGTCCACCTGCAGTCTACCTGAAGACCACCTGAAGACCACCCTGCCTGTCTCGTCACCCTTCCCTCAAGATACACTCGAGGTACCCACTGGGTCGGGTGGCCTAGAGATAACCTCTAGGTCTTAGATTGGATGTACTGGGGAGAGGGGGGTTGGTACCCCTCCCCTAATGGTACACCCAAGGTACGCTTCGGATATGATCGTGTAACCCTAAGGTACACTCGGAGTACACCTAAGGTACACTCTAAGTGTACTCTAGGTATACTCTATATGTATATCTTAGGGCAGCATCTCTTTTCATGGGGGGGCTACAATTCAAAGTCACTGAATATACGAGGAAATCCAAGAGGTGCCTAAGGAACCCCCAGAGCGTCTCCCAGAGGGGTCTACAGCGTTCTCCATGAACCTCGCTAGGTCCTTCTCGAGAGCATCCTGACGGATCTGTTCGATCCCCATCTCTTCATCTCGAGCCATCTGTTCTGTCCAGTAGGCTACAGCGATAGCCAGAGCATCCAGACGGTCGTCATGCTTCAGGGCACCCCGTTCAGAGGTCACTCGGGTCATCTGGTAGATCAGCATCTTGGACTGTCTTACAGCCTGCTCGTACTTCATGGCTGTCCTGTAGTCACTCTCGATGACCTCAGGTGCGATCACCAGCTTGTGGTTCATCATCACCGGCTCGAGGGTATCGATGATCCTGCGTTCCTTCTGCTGGCTGTGTCTGACCTCCTCGATGGAGCAGCGATGTACCTTGGACATCACCGGCTTGAGGAGTTCACCAAACATACCATCCCCGAAGTTGCTCTCGTAGATCACATGGTTGACCTTGTGGGTCTTGGCGATCACCGCGAGTTCCATCAGGGTTTCCCTGTCGTAGCCCCCTTGGAGACCACCTGCTGCAGGGACGTAGAGATAGCCGTTGATCATCTTGACCACGGCATAGCCGGTCTCGTCAGCACCTCGACCTGAGGGGTCGATAGCGAGGACAGAGCCTGTGTACTCTGCTGTGATATCCCCTCGGCCCATCGGTGGGTACATCTTGTCGCCGCGCATGGCCACGTTGGGGAGATCCTTGTACTGGCGATCCTCAGCAGGACCCCAAGTGAGCTTGAGAGGTGCTGTGTCTGGGTCGATGGACATCACAATCAGGTCTCGGACCTTCAGCGGGAACCTCTCGAGGTCCGATAGCTGGGTCGAGAGCATGAACTGCATGGCAAACCCGGCTTTACCGTAGGATGCCTCGCGTTCGATCAGGTCACCATCATCGAACCGCTTGGGGTCGGTAGGTTGACCCTCCTCGAGGCCCAGAGAGGTGATGTAGGGGGCTAGGGTGTCCCCATAGGCCTCCTTGAGTTTCACTCCGGGCATCCTTGCGGGCCAGATGCGGACCACATAACCACGGTCTGGGAGCTTGGTGTAGAGGGAGTCCTCAGTCTGCGGTGTCCCGAGGAACACGATGCGAGCATGGGGGAGGGGCTTGAGAACAGCGTCGAACTCCTTGACCTGCTCTGAGAGCTTGTCTCGAGCAGATTGGGTGTATGCGTTGTTCAAGACCTCGATGTCGTCGGCCACAATCAAGTCAGCACGGCTACCCGTGATCTGACCGGTGATACCCACGGACTTCACCGAGGGGCTTTGGTCTGCAATCGCGGGGCCTACGTCGAAGCTGATCTTGGATTGACGCTGTTCTGGTCTCGGGATGAGGTAATCCAAGCCCTCCATCTCCCAGATGAGACGCTGAGTGAACGTCGAGAAGGCATCAGCTCGATCCTTGGAGGCCGAAACCACCATGATCTTGTACTGAGCGTCCCTCAGGAGCAGCCAGACAACGAAACCAGCGGTAATGTGGGACTTACCCACACCTCGGAAAGCCTCGATCACAGACCGCTTGGGGCCATATTGGAGGAAATCCGCGATGTTGTACTGGAGAGGGGTAGGCTCGGGGAGGCCGAGGTGCTTGTGAACGTACCACAGGAAGACCTTGAAGTCCTCTCGGAGCTTCCTGTGGAACTCTGTGTCGGGTATCCCCTTACCGAGCCGGATGTTGGGGAGTAGATGATTGGTCATATATCCTCCTGAGAGGCTCTGTAAGCCTCACTGAGAGGCATCTCTTGCGTTTTGGTATGGAGGGTGCTGAGAAAGGCTCAGATGCCCTCACACGCGCTCTCAAAGCGTTGTGCGAACAGGTCTAGCTCTAAGGTATTCTCTAGGCTGATCCCCGAGGCATCCAGACGGGGCCTCTCGATGGAACAGATGGCCTCAGCGGAGCCACCCATTACGCCGCAGCCGCTCAAAAGCAGCGTCAGCGTCAGGGCTGCGATCAACCTCATCGATTCTCTCCCTCGTGTTGCGGTAATCCTCGAGGCCCTCGATCTTGAGGGCATCCTTGGCGTTCTTGCGGCCCACCATGTAGGAAGACGTGAGGAGGCTGAGGGCCAGCGCGAGGCCAGCCAAGAGCTTCCCTAGACGTGCGGTGATCCAAGCAATCATTGGTCACCCCTCATCGAGACAGCGGTGGTGGTTGCCACCCGGAGGATGATCATGACGATCCCGAGGACACCGAAGGCTTCCGGCCCGAAGTAGTCCAAGAGGACCTGCTGTTCGTCGGGGCCGAGAAGCATCCAAGTGTCCGCGAGGATCGACGCGATGGACACGATGATCGTCGCCAGACCCACCCAGACCGTCTTCGAGCGATGCAGGGGTTTACGCTCGGGGGTCATGGGTAGTCCCTGAGAGGAACTTGGCCCGCTCGTGCATACGGCGGTTGGTCAGACCACGCAGAACCTTGCCCTTCTGCTTGTTCCACCGGGGGAACTCATCAGCAGCCCCTGCGTAATCGTAAGCGTTTAGCTTGCGCAGCAGGGTCGAGCGACGAAACGCAGAGCCACCCACGTTGAACACGAAGGACACCAGAGCGTCGTACTGCTCCTGCGACAGGGGCACATCGACGTAGCCGTTGACAGCCTCTCGAGACCACTCGAGGTCACTCCTGAGTAGACGTTCAGCCTCTGCCTCGGTGATCACCATACCCATGCGGGCGGTCTTGGTGTGCCCATAGCCGATGGTGGGGACATCGTTGGGGGTCGGCATGTATGCCTCGAGGCGTAGACCTTCGAATTTCTTGATCGAGTCGATGTCCTTGACCACGGTGGGTTGGTTCTTGTCGTTCAGGAGGGCGTCGGGTTCTTCAGGGACGACACCTTTGGTAGGCGTAGGGAAGCACATGGTGTTTCCTCCTATGTTTTTGGTACTTCTAGGTTATAGAATTTAAAAAACTCGGCCACGTCTTCCCTCTCTTTGGCTGCTTGGAAAAGCCGTGTGTGTTCGATGCCGTTGGCGACAGCGTCCCGGAAGTCGATGCCGTATGTTTCGCAAAGGAACCGGACGCAGGGGACCGCGTGTTTTTCGATTCCGTGTTCGCGTAGATGTTTAGTTGTGATCAGCATACCAGTTCCTTACGATTTGACGGGCTTCTAGCCATTCCTCGCGGGTCGCCTCGCCCGCTTGGTATTTCATGAAGATCGGGTCGGCGTAGTCACGCATGTCGTTCTGGATCGCTTGGCGGATGCGAAGCTTGCGCTCGGTCGCCCGAACTGTGATTTGTTCGGGCGTTAGCGCCCGGATGGGCCGCCGCTTCACCCAACCGCGGGTCAGGTGGCGGACGATTTCGGCAGGGCCGAGTTCCTCCGTGGCGCGGTCGAAGTCCGGGTCCGGGTCCACGGTCAGCGGGAACGTATCGTATTCCGCCAGCCGGGTCCGGCGCAGGGCCTCGTCGTCCATCGCAATGAAGTCCGGCGGTGAGGTCTTGCCGTCACGGACCAATCGGCGGGAAAGATCGCGGAGTGTTATCTCCTGTGGTTCATTATCTAGAGGAGCGTATACATATTTCATATGGGTTTTTCCTTATCGCGCGAAAGTAGCGGCAAGGGCGATAAAATCCTTTGTCCCGCCGGTAGTGCTGGCAGAAAAAGACACGTTCGACCCATCGCCGATAACATAGGCAACCGACATGCTGGCGTCCCCGTAGACACGGCTGACGAGCGGAGTTGCACCTGACCAAGTGAGATCTCCGGTGCCGGATTGCGCCGCGATGGCAAGCACGATGCTGTCCGCAATGCCCGTAAAGTTGAAAGTGGCTGGAGAGGTGTTGGTGCTGAATATGTCTTGATACTGGCTACCCTGCGGAACATTATTGATGCCGGAGAGAATTACGTGAGTAGACGAAGCTTCTCGGGACACCACAGGGTCTCCGGTTTCAGTCTCAACAATCGTGGTGATTTGCGAAACAGGGTTGTCGATAGGCCCGAATTTATAGCCAAGCGCGGCACCGACTTTTAGTGAAAAACCCGTCTTGCCTAAGGCCAAGGTGAAGGGGTTTCCGCCCACGCTTCCGGTAGGCTGTCTGTTGGTTCCCGAACCGGAATGAATTGCCATGAGGCTGACGACTACCTCATTGGAGGAGGCGTCGAGCGTCCCGTTGAAGGTGTAGCTGGTTCGGTTTACCGTGTCGGTAAAGGTCTGTGACGCGACGATGCCAACCGGAACAAGACCGTTCGTTGCGGTTATCAGTTTTTGCCCAAGCATCAGCCCGCATCCCCTGCTCGCCAAGCGTAAACTGTCCCTGAGATCTTGGTAAGGACAACCGTAGTATAACCAGTGGTCTTTAGGGTCGGTGCATTACCGTCGTCGGTCATCCAAGTTATCGAGGGCCAAGTAACTGTGTTTGCGGCTCCATTGTCGATTAGGATTGATACGGTTTCTCCATCGTTCAGACTTTGTGTGAACGTCACGTTTCCTGAGAGAGTAATCGTTTGGATAGACCCATTTACTGGGGTGATATTGCGAGTGCCACTCACCGACCCGAAAGAGTAGATGTCTTCCCTAACCACCCCATTTAACAGGGGGTTGTTGATGGTCGGCGTAGTGAGCGTCTTGTTGGTGAGCGTCTCGGTACCTGTCAGACTTGCCTTAGTAGCGAGAGCAGCAACGAGGCCCGTGATATCCGATTGAGCGTGGCCGTGAGATGCAACGGCGTAGTTCGCATCGCTCTCAGTCTTCGTGTAGTAGCTCGAGGGATCGAACGAAGCAGCATTAGCAGCACTCTGAGCAGCCGCCGCAGCCGAAGCCGCAGCGTTCGTCTCCGAGGTTGACGCAGCGGACGCCGAAGCAGCCGCATTGGTTTCGCTGGTGGACGCCGCAGCAGCACTTGCCGCCGCAGCACTCGCGGAAGCCGATGCGTTGGATGCCGAGGTAGATGCCGCAGAGGCGCTGGAAGACGCCGCAGACGCCGAGGATGCTGCGTTGGTCTCCGAGGTGCCTGCAGCAGTAGCCGAGCTTGCAGCGGCGCTCTCAGAGGCTGCAGCAGCCGTTTCCGACGCCGATGCCGCAGATGCCGACGCGGCAGCAGCCGTAGCAGACGCACCAGCAGCAGTTTCAGACGCGGAAGCAGCACTCGCAGAAGCACTTGCAGCCGTCTCCGAGGCTAGAGCAGCTGCAGCACTGGCGGCAGCAGCCGTTTCGGAAGCCCCTGCGTTGGTCTCAGAGGTTGCCGCAGCAGCTTCACTCGCAGCAGCGGCGATGGCAGACGCATTCGCAGCATTCTGAGACGCCAGAGCAGCGGCAGCACTTGCAGCAGCAGCTACAGCTTCAGCCGTAGCAGAGGTTTCAGCAGCCTCAGCAGCGGCTTGAGCAGTCTCAGCAGCCGTCTTGGCTGTTTCAACAGCCGTTTGAGCCGTTACCGCGCCTGCTTGAGCAGTTTCAGCGGCTGTTTTTGCGCTCTGTGCGAGAGCTTCTGAAGCGGCAGCAGCCGTGGCAGACGCCTCAGCCGCGGTCGCAAAGCTTTGTGCGACACCTGCGATGTCACCCTTGTTCCACTGCGAGCCAGTCCAGTAGTACGGCGAGTTATCGTTGGTGTTGAAGTAGATTGCACCAACCCGAAGCGCACCACCTGCATTATCGACGGTCGGGGCAGCGGACTTCGACCCCAAGTACAGCGTCGTGAACGCATCGTTCGCATCCGTAGCTTCCTGCAGAGCAAACGTGAGGTACTTCGAGTTCTTGTTGAGGTTCTCCGAGGACAGCGATGCGCCGCCCCCGAAGATAACTGCAGGATTTTCGATGGGGGTTTCCCGAAGGACATTGACTTCCAAGCCCGCAGGAACAGGGAGGCTGTCAACAACCGTCCGTACACGGATGGTATTGGAGTTGATCCATTCAAAGGTGTAGTTGGAACCCACCTCTGTGGTGCGAACTTTGTCAACCAGAACAGCAATGTGAGACTGATCGAGGTAG